TCATTGAGGAAATAGACAAAGAAAAATTCAATTCAGAAAACAAGTACATACAACCAAATTTGTATGTTTTGAAACGATTGAATGAGCTGGATACTGTCGTTTTAGAATGACGGCTAACGTTGGGTATATGAGCCGTACCCATTACGTAATTATCAAATTAGTATAAACCTTAACAGGGTATGGCTTATATACCGTGTTAGCAAACGTTAATTATTATGAAAACAGCAAAAATGACTTTTGATTCAGTTAAAGATTCTGATGGTTGGATGGAACTTGCACACACATTGAAATTTGAGCAATTCAAAAACGAACACACTGAAATGGATGAAGATGAACTTTCAGATAAATTTTATACCGAAGTAGTTTCTAAAAAATTTCAATACGGTGAGTATGGGAGTTTTGAAATTGAAGTTGATGAAAACTTTAACATAGTTGGTGGGCGTATCTTTTAATGTTTGCTAACGTAAAAGTATTGCCGAAGGCGGGGCATTTAACCACTAAATTTAATTAGAAAGATGAATGATATATTTAATACAGATGTTCCTATGAAAATGGAAACCCCCGCTTTTGCAAAGCACGTGTTACCAGCAGTGCCTTCTTCGGAAGTGTATTTAGAAGATTGTGTAAAGGCATTAAAACGCTATGCAGATAACCATTTTGATTTGGCAATAGTTGATCCGCCTTATGGGATTGAAATAGCTGAATGGGACAAAGAAAGACCAACAGACGAATATTGGGAGCAGTTATTTAGAGTGTCTAAAAATCAAATTGTGTGGGGTGGAAACTACTTTAATTTGCCAATAAAACGCCAATGGATATGCTGGGACAAATCAGTTATAAAAGCTGGATATTTAGGGAAACGAGAGTTTGATGAATTTGAATTGGCGTGGACTTCTTTTGATGGCAAATGTAAAATGATACGGTTTTCAGATATTGGGAATATGAATGGATTTGACGGCAAATTGAAAGTTGATTATACATTTAAAGGCAAAATACATCCTTGCCAAAAGCATATAAATATTTACGATTGGATTTTACAAAATTACGCAAAGCCAAATGATTTGATTTTAGATACCCATTTAGGAAGTGGAAGCAGTAGGATTGCAGCGTATAAAGGCGGGTTCAACTTTGTAGGATTTGAAATAGACCAAGAATATTATGAGAAACAAGAAAAGCGTTTTAATGACTTTAAATCACAACTACGGTTATTTTAGCGGTGTCGGTTCTGGCATTGCTGGTAACGTTCCCGTGCTTGGTGCAGTGCGGGCAAAAAATGCACCGACTTTCGAGAAAAGGCTTGACAACCACAGAGCGCAAGGAAGCCTATTTGAACCGAGTGAATTAACCCAACTCACTATCTAGACCAATTCTAAATAACACCAATTTGTAAAATAAATTTGGATTGAAAGTGAAGTTTGTTTTACATTTGCTCTATCAAAATAACAGAACAATGACAATCTCAAACACTGAAATCAACGGAGCAAGAATTACTAATGTATTCAATGGCTCAATTACACTAGACTTTGTGAACCGCGAAAACGGTTATCAAATTTGGTCACACAGTTTCTCAACAAATGAAATCAATGAACTTGCGTCAGCAGATAAAATACAAGGGTCTATTGAAGACCGAATCAAAGCAATTTATAATCTTATCTCAATTCAAGTAGATAACTACATTTCTGAATGGGAATTTGAAAACGAATAACCCAAGGCAAACGGTATAAGAATGCGCCCGTAAGCCCCCACGCCCCGCACTGAAATAAATGCGGGGCTTTGTGGTGCAAATCAAATAAATTATACCAATGAAAAAATTCCTAATCAACCTTACTTGCTTCACGCTCGGAGTTGTGGCGGTGAGCTACACATACTCTGAAGTGGTTGAACACCACCAAAGACAATACGACAAATGTTTGTCAAGTCAAGACTATTCGATTGAATGGGATTGCCACTGTTTCGAAAAGTGGTATCTTGCTAACCCAGTGATGAAAACGAATAATAGATTGAACAAATGAAAACACCACAACAATGGGCTGAACATTTGCCCGAACCGATTAGAACGGAGTTCTTGGAGAATATTGATCCGAAATATGTAGATTATAAAGAGTTTCCTGAAACCTTAACTGACGCTACTAAATGGTCGTTTAATTGGTCTAATAGTAAGCAAGGATGGAAATATTGGGATGATGTAGATAATAATGCTTTTAAAGGTCACTATAAAGAATTGATACCGAACAGAGAGCCAAAATCAATTCAACTCCTCCGTGACGTTGAAACCGAAGTGAACATAAGCGGCATCATTTCAAATCACACGTATTCAGAAATAGTCAAGCTGCTCAAAGAAGTTGACGAGAAATAATTATCTTTACACTATGAAAAAAATACTTACACTTCTACTGCTCATCACTTTAGCATCATGCTCAAAGGAATCAGTGAACAAGGAACTAGAAATTGAAGGCACACGCCCAGTCGTTATCGAACTACTCAATTTTGGATCAAACCAAAACGGGTATTGTAAAGGTGCTAGTGTGGTGGTGAATAATCAAACCGCGTTTGACACAGATAATATGTGTTTGGCGATTACGGCAACGCAGCCCAATCTTTATTTAGAAGATGATGCGTTTACCGTTTACCTGTACGAGATTGCTGACGGCTTCCATTTTGCCCTCGACACGTTCAATGTTGACTTATCGGGATTGAGTGACACGACAACCGTTTATAGCGATAGTCGGAAAGTGTTTGTGAAATTTCATTAATAATCAAAATCAAATAACAATGTACGAAATTGGACAACAAGTGGTGTGTGTGAAGACGCACTCAATGGGTGCGGTAAAAGAAGGTGTTATCTACACCGCGAAGGCATTTAAAATAGATTGCTGTAATGGTGAAGTTGTAGTTGATGTTGGTATTGATGACCCAATAAAAACAACAACAGATGGAGAAATAGCAATAATTGGAGATACGTATATATGCACGGGGTGTGAAAAAATAGTACCTTATGACGGCAAGTGGTGGATTTCAGCAACTTTATTCCGCCCCCTCGACGACCTCTACAACACTGAAATCGAAGAGTTGATGAATGAGGTGAATGAGAAACAACCTTTTGAGGTATGATAATCAAAACAAGCGGAACAGTTGGAGCGGATGGAGCATTAAGACTTCATAAGCGAAGTGAGTTCGATAGGCTAATAAAAGACTTCAAAGGCTCTGACGTTACATTGACCGTCACTAAGCGAATAAAACGCCGTAGTGATAATCAGAATGCGTACTACTGGGGTGTGGTCGTTGCAGATGTGAGGGATAGGCTTATTGAGTTAGGGCATAAGTGTACGCTCGATATGGCTCACGAAATGTTAAAGGCTCGATTGAACTATGATGAATGGGTGAACGAAAAGACGGGGGAAGTAATAACCTTTCCAAAGTCAACCGCTGACCTATCGACCGAACAATTTTGTGAGTATATCGACAAAGTGATTATATTTGCTCGTGAAGTATTGGAAATAAGTATCTTGCTGCCTAATGAGCAGTCAGAACTATTTGAAAGTTGATTTTGAAAACATCAAATAAATTCTAAATGGCGAAGGGACCAGCGAAAGGGACAACGAACAATCCAAATGGACGACCTATTGGAAGCAAGAACGAAAGGACTGCTCAATGGGACGCTCTTGCTGAATCAATCGTTGGTATTCATGCGGACAACTTCAATAAGATAATGGATGCTGACTTTGTGGATGCAACGGAACACGAGGATGAAGAGATAATGATGAACGCCCGAAGCCGTTACACAAACAACTACATTAAGATTATGGAGTTCTTCAAACCAAAACAAGCAAGGACAACGATAGTGGGCGACAATGAAGCTGCGCCCGTTCAAATCATCGTCAAATCGAATTTATAACTAAATAAATAATCAAATGGCAAAAAAGAAATTCCCTTACATTCTTATCAAAGACGCGAAGAATGGATTTAGAACTCAACTCGTGGGCGGCAACGGTGAACCGTTAATGACTAGCGAGGTGTTGGAGAGCGCAAAGGCGGTTCGAAAGAATTTAGAGGCGGTTGAACTTGCAACCACTGCGGTAAGTTGGAAGCCTGAATATTCAAAAATAGACCTAGCAACTGCAATGATGCAAAACGAACTCCGCTACACTGGCAAATCAGAAGCTATCTACAAGATGTTTAAGATTGAAAAGATTTCATAAGTGGTTTTCATAGTTAATTTTAATTTGTTTGGCATAGCAAGACACCCTTCTAACGTGAGGGGTTTTTTGTTTATATTTTGTAACTTTACCCCACAATAACTTATATACTAATATGGAAATTAAGACGGCACAAGTTGCGGGCAAATATTCTGACATTACTTTGGGTGAATACGTGGCTTACAAAAAAGCGGGTATATCCGAGATAATGAAACTCCAGGCGGTCACGGGACTATCAAAGCAAGACGCTCTGAAGGTTCGTAGTGATAAAGCTGAATTAGCCATTGCAACATTTGAGGCGGCTTTGAATAATCCTGTGCAACCCGAAACAAGATTCAAGATTCAACTCGGCGGCAAAGATTACGGATTCATTCCCGATCTAACTAAAATCACTTTGGGTAACAAAGTGGATATTATGACTAACGTGGAAACCGCTGACGTTGCTAATTGGCCGAAGGTTATGGCTATGCTATACCGCCCAATCGTTGCCAACCTAGGAAGCAAGTATGAGATTGAACCTTATGATAGTGACAAGGTACACGAGCGTATTGAACTATTCAAGACCTTGCCACTTCCAATCGCTGACGGTGCGTTGCTTTTTTTTTCGACTATCTCAAACGAACTAAGCAGCAGTTTGCAATTATCTTTGGTGAGGGAGATGAGGAAGGAGATGAACGAACCGATGTTGAAAAGAAAGTCGCTGAAGGAATGGCTAAGTGGGGCTGGCTTCTTTTCGTCGAAGAAATGTGCGGATGGGATTTAACCAAGATGGACTATGTATTGAATATGAGAGCGCATGATGTGTACACACACGCTTGTATAAAAAAGGATAAGGACAACCATGATAGACAACAGTTACTACATAATATTAAATAGGCTTAAGGCATTCGCCAACGGTCACAAATTGATAAACACCTTCACCTATCACGAGATAGCGAACTTTGATATAACAAAGAACCCGCATTATCCAATTATGCACGCAGTGCCATTGTCGATGAATCCGAGCAAGGGCGCAATTGACTATTCGTTTGAGATAACATTTGCCGACTGGGTACGTGCCAAAGAAGAAAAGCAAGAAAATGAAGTGACGGTTATTAGTGACCTACATCGATGTGCATTAGACTTGTGTGCTGAAATCACAAATGGAAATATTCTGTTTGGTGATGAGGTGACTATCCAAGGTGACGCGATCATCACCCCATTCATTGACGAGTTCGCAAACACACTAAGCGGTGTCACTTTACAGATAACTATTCGTATTCCATACGATTGGTCAGCGTGTGACATTCCCGCGAATTGGGTTGACGGCACGGGTGATATTCCCGATTTTGGCGGCAGGTCTTTGACTATGGATATTTACGATGAAGGAAACTTTGTCGTTGCAGCCCGTGAGATGAACTTTGTGGGCTCGGGTGTTACTGTGACTTATACGGGCAACCGTGCAATAGTTACAATCAATGGAGGTAGTGGAGGCGGTGCGGTTGATAGTGTAAACGGTCAGACGGGCGTGGTTGTATTAGACGCTTCAGACGTTGGTGCAGATGCTGCGGGTTCGGCTGCTTCAGCTTTAGCGAGCGCAAACAGTTACACGGATTCTGAAATTGCGGCATTGACGGCTGCGGATGTTGGTTTAGGTAACGTGGACAACACGAGCGATTTAGACAAACCAATAAGCACGGCGACACAAGCGGCGTTAGATTTAAAAGTTGAAAGTGTAATGGGAGATAGTGTAGATAATACCGACCCGTTGAACCCCGTAGTAAATGCCATTCCTTTAGCGGGAACAGTAAGTGGAAGTCCCGTGACGGGTAGTATAGAAGAAAATATTGCTTTAGCTGCTTTATTTAATGACTGGATGTATCAAGGCAACTCCTCTATTGGTGTTGATGATGAAGGTAACTTATACATAAAAGAAGGGACAGAAGTTGACGGTTACGCTATGTTTAGGGTTAGCAACGGAATTGGAGCAGAATCAAGATACACAAATTCAGCGGGAGAAACCACTAATGTTATAGTTAGAGAAGATTCAGTAGCTACTAAATCCAAATACGCGGGGTTTGTTGGTCAAGTATATGATGCAGACTACTCCGTAAACTTTACACTGCGTTCTCTCATTGATCAAGAAGTAATGAAATCCCGTATATGGACTAAAGCGGGAACACCAACAACAAGTGATGATAGTACCGAAGGTTACGTAGTAGGTTCTTTGATTTGGGACACCACCAACGATCAATTCTATACATGCACCGATAATACGGCAACGGCTGCGGTTTGGGTAAATGCAATATCAATCGGGTTGTCAAAAAATAATTTTGCAAACATTGTTCAGGACTTTATGGCTGTTGGTACGGGTTCATACAATGAACTTTTAACCACCGCATCATTAACGGGAACACAAGGAACTGCGGTTGGTCAGGTAAATCACCCGGGTATTGTTTCTTTGCTCGATTCTGCGATAGCAAACGGAGGCTTTGCGATTACTACAAATAACAATATGTTAGTATTGGGTGGCGGCGAAAAAGCGACTTTTATTTTCCAAGATAGAAACACCACCACAAGAGCAACCGCATTTATACGAATGGGTTTTATAGATTCAGTTACAAGCGTGTTGCCTACGGACGGTGCATTTGTTCAAATTCAAGGCGGAGTAATGAAAGGGTATTGTAGAAACAACAACACACAAACAGCAACGGGAACAACTATCGCTATAACTCAAAACACTTGGTATTCCGTAACGGTAGAAGTTGTTAGTACATCACTTGTAACTTTCACATTATATTCTGAGGCTGGGGCGGTTTTATGGACGGATAATGTTACAACGAATATTCCGAGTACAACAGGACGTGAAACGGGTTTTGGTGCTTCTGTTTACGAATCGACAACTAGTGCGGCTGCGGAGATTTTATGGCTTGATTATATGAGTTTAGAAATCAATAGAAGCCTTGTAAGGTAATTGCTTACGCCCAATCCTGCAAACGCAGGGGATTCAATGAGAAATTCAAGTTACATTATTGAAAGATTATGACAATCAACCTAGACTTACTACTCGAACAAATCGCGGATGAAGTGATTGAGGTAGCCCAAAAGAATTTAGGGGCTTATCGTTCGGTTAAGGGCGCGAACGGAAAGACGTATAGACGTAGAGCAGTTGCAAGTGGCACCCTTAAAAATAGTTTAGGTTATTCGATTAAGAAGATAGGCGGGACAAGTTCAATAGTTTTCAGCGCGGGTGGTAAAGCTAAACAGTATTACTTGGCAGTTAATAACGGACGGTCAAAGGGAACAATGCCACCACCACAAGCGATAGAGAATTGGATGCGTATTAAACCCATTCGACTACGAGGCGCAAAAGGGTTTATCAAACAGACACCGAAAGGAATGGCACGGGCGGCGTTTGCGATTGCAAAGAGTATAAAGAAAAGAGGGATTGAACCGTTTCCTTATTACACGGATGCAATCAATGAGGTTCTTGAAAAAAGACTACCTTATTTGACTGAAGAAATTACAAGACAAATAGATTTAAAAATAGCAGAATGGCAATAACGATAACAGACCAACCTACGAACTTTGCGAAGGTGGGGCAAAAGTTGATGATAGTGGCAACGAGTACGAATGTGGCGCAGCCTAATTTTAGGTATGTGGTGCGCTTAGAAAACCCGACACGAGCAGAAACTTTGCCTGATTTAATAGTTCCGCCAAATCCACAGAATAGATTGATGACTGATATTAGTCAGTTGATTTCTCAATGGGTTCAGATAAGCGTTAAGAATATTGTTGACGGTACTAATTTAATAACAGAAGATCAGTTAATCGTGTATGACTATTTATATAATAACCTAACTCGTATTCATGTCCGTATTTACGAAGCGTATGACGTTGGAGGTGTGTTTATGATAGATGAAGCTAGCGAAGTGAGTATAGAGGATCAAATGATTATCAACGCTGCGTACACGATTGCAGACGGATATAAGCCCGATCCAAATCTTACGTACTCATACACTTCTACCACTTCGCTTTTGATGGGTTCGCGTAAACCAAATACGAATTATCCGAACGCGTTAGCAGGAGCAACACCAAGTAGCCAACGTGTATTTATTCCCGTCCGAAAATCTGAATTGGATTTTGGAAGTGTTCAGTTTATAGCAAGTGAAACGGCTGCTCAACTGACAACCACAAACGATCCATCCATAAGAATGACTTTATATGAAAGTGATGGCACACCTAATACGGCTAGTTACTACCCATTGAGTTATGCGGATTCGACGGATAATATGTTTTCAATGATGGTTTATCCCGCCAACCTAAACGCTCACGGCGAACTATTACGCCCTGCTGACTTTCCTAACTGGAGGTACTACGACATTGCAATGTATGATAGTACAAACACCACGCGCAAGTCAGCGTTATACACATTTTACCCCGTCGATGACGATTGCACATTTGATAACGTTCGCCTTGCTTGGTGGGATGATGTTGTAGGTGGTTTCGATTTCTTCAACTTTCAAAGAAAGAATGAAATCACTATGGAGGTTGAGCGTAAGAGAATCAAACCCGTTGTCGGCACGTACGATGCTGCGACATTCTCATTCAATACCTTTGATGCGGAAATAAAAGAGGGAATGATTGACGCTGTTGATTACTTAGAGGTCACAAGCGGTTGGATTCAAGAAGGGGAATTTGAACTACTCAAGCACCTAGTGAAATCCAAGTTGGTGTATATCGTAAATGATGACGCTACACTGACGCCTGTGGTTATGGAAACAAATTCATTCCTAGTCAATAAAGAACGCAATGCTAAACTCAAGTCAGTATCTTTCCGCT